TGCTGTTGTTGGAAAACCGCGACAGAATTTATTCCACAGACATATACACCATGCGTGGTGTGTTCAATCATCAAGACATTGATTTTGATTTGACACAATTTGGTTTGTTTTTAAACAACGACACGCTGTTTATTACATTTCACTACAACACCATGATTGACGAATTTGGGCGCAAGCTCATGAACGGTGATGTGTTGGAACTGCCCAATTTGAAAGACTATCACCCACTCAACAGTGAAATACCTTTGGCCATTCCCAGATACTATGTGATACAAGATGCTGACTTTGCAGCCGAAGGATTCAGCCGTACCTGGTTGCCACACTTGTGGCGTGTGAAAGCCACACCGTTGCAAAACCAACAAGAATACAATGACATACTCAAACGCCCATTCATGCCCGAAAACATCTGGGACAACGACAACTATTATCCCACTGGCACAGTGGTCAATTACGGTGATACCTACTACACTGCTCAAAAAAATGTCACAGCAGGCACTGACATCACAGACACCACAGCCTGGCTACCAGTGACCAATCCGCCTAGTATCAGTGATGTGATCAGCACCAGAAGCAAAGACTATCAGATCAACGATGACATTTTGATTCAAGCTGAGGTGGAGACTCCTGCGTCTGGATACGACAGCAGTAAATTTTATATTGTGCCCACACAGGATGGTGAGCCAGCCAACCCCAGTGGCCTCACAGCTGATGGTACCACCACAGTGGATGGCTCGCAAAGCGGCATGGATGTCACGCCAAAAGGACAGGGCTACGCTGGGGGTTATATGACCGGTGGCGCTGTGGCTCCCAATGGCTTGCCTGTGACCCCAGCTGTGTCATTCCCAGCCAGTGCTGTGGCCGGTGATTATGTGTTGCGCCTGGACTACAAGCCCAATAGACTGTTTCGTTATGATGGCAAACGCTGGGTCAAGATTGAACAGAAAGTCAGAACCTCGCTTGACAACGGACCACTAAATCAAAGCCTGCGCAGCAGTTTTGTAAATAACACAGCCACGGTGAATACCAAAGATCTAGGCAACATTCCAAGTAGACAAAGTCTTAGTGAAGCATTGAAACCCAGAGCCGACAATGGCGATCAGGGCGGCTTCTTACCACCTGGCACCTAACGAAAGAACACAAGTGCAACAATTTTTTTATGACGCCCAGATACGCAGATTCCTGTTGCAGTTCACTAGAATTTTTTCAGGATTCCAAGTAGAATATGGCAACGAAACTGACGGTGTAAACGCTGCCGCCTTGTTGCGTGTGCCTGTACGCTACGGCGATGCCAGTCGCAATGCACAGACTATCATACAAGAAAACAGCCGCAACGCTTTGCCTTCCACTCCGTTGATGACATTTTATATCACTGGCCTGGACTACGAGCAAACACGTTTGCAAGATCCAACTTTTGTCAGCAGAATCAATGTTCGGCAACGTACCTATGACTCGGCCACAGAAAGCTATGAAACCACTCAAGGCAATGCATTCACAGTGGAACGACTCATGCCTGTGCCTTACAAGCTCACCATCAACTTGGATATTTGGACAAGTAATACCAGTCAAAAACTTCAATTGCTGGAACAGGTGCTGACCATGTTCAATCCCAGTTTGGAAATACAAAGCACAGACAACTACATTGATTGGACCAGTTTGAGTGTGGTATTTTTGGAACAGGTAACTTGGAGTTCAAGAACCATCCCTGTGGGCACTGACAATCCCATTGACATAGCCACTTTGAGATTCAGTTTGCCAATTTACATTTCGCCACCGGCCAAGGTATTGAAACTGGGTGTGATTGAACGAGTGATTGCTTCAATCTATGACGCACAAGGTGACCTAAATGATGCTGTGCAAAACAATGACTTGTTATTGGGCACCAGACAAGTTATCACTCCTTACAACTATGCCACTGTGTTGATTGGCAACAAGATTCAAGTGTTGCAGGCCAGCGACTTGGCACAAGAACCCAGCAATGACTTGCTTACCCCTGCAGGCATTGTGTCTGACAGCAATCTATTGTGGCCTGCTGTGATTGATTTGTACGGATCATTGCGACCAGGCGTGAGTCAAATCAGACTGATTCAGGCCGACGAATCTGAAATTGTGGGCACTGTGGTACTGGATCCCAATGACGATAGATTTTTATTGTACAGTGTGGACATTGATACCACCCCACAAAACACCCTGGAGCCTGTGGATGCTGTGATCAATCCTTTGACTTCTGGTCCAAGACCCGAAGACAGTGTGTTGGCTGGTGTGAGATACCTGCTGACCGAAGACACTGGCGCAGGAGTCAATCTAGATCCAGCACAGGCCTGGGTAGGTGAAAATGGTCGTCCTCTAGTGGCCCATGCCAATGATATCATTGAATATCGCAACGGTGCCTGGCGTGTGGCGTTTATGGCCAGCACTGCCAACGAAATCCAATATGTCACAAATATAACCACAGGTCTACAGTATGAATGGACTGGTGACAGTTGGGTCAAAAGCTATCAAGGTGTGTATCCTGGAGGCACCTGGAGACTGGTACTGTGAAGGCCGTGGGAGTTTGGTTCCGCAGTGTGGCCACTTCAAGATATCTTTATCTTTTGCGCAATGACGCAAAAAATCCCAGTACCTGGGGCTTGCCTGGTGGCAAAGTAGAATCAGGCGAAACATTGCTGGGTGCCATGGAACGTGAATGCATTGAAGAACTGGGCCACATGCCTGAATATCAACGTCTTGTACCGTTGGAAAAATTCACATCAGCTGACGGTGTGTTTGAATATCACACCTGGATATGTGTTGTGTCGCAGGAATTTGTGCCCACACTCAATCATGAACACCTAGGCTGGGCCTGGATTGATCGAGGCACCTGGCCTCGACCCATGCATCCAGGTCTGTGGAACACAGTGAATTTAACCACTGTGCAAGACAAGATACACACTGTAGAGCAGTATCTTGCTGCAGATTCTCAAGCCTGACTTTCTTGGAATTGCAACTGCACTTCGCCAACTGGAGTAGTGCTGGTGGTCAACGCTGTGATTGTCACTGCCAACACTTCAGGTCCGTTGGGATAGGTACCTATGCCAGGAACAGCACTGGTTCCAATCTGTTTGACATTGGTCAAGTCCAGCACCCCAGAATTGGTTGTTGAAATAGGTATGGCAAACAGTCGTTCGCCTCCTACAATTTCAGCTGAAATATTTTGCACAACCAATGACATGTCGTTTGCAGGGGTAGAACCACCTATCACATTGCCAAGGATCTTCAGTGTGTCGCCCACAGCATAGCCTGTGCCAGGATTTTGAATCTGTATGGCTGTGGTGGTAATTCCATAGGAGGTGCCTGTTCGTGTCAACTGCACAGTGAGGTTGGCTCCTGTGCCTGCACTGGATACTACCACTGGAGTCAAGTTGGCAAAACTTTGATTTGAAGAGAATGTAACCTTGGTACCTGTACGAGTAAAACCGCCTACAGTACTCAATGGTGCAGATTGCACACCGCCGGTGCTGACACCAGAAAAAACTGGTGCGGTAGAAAACTGTGTAAAGCTGGGCTGGAAGCCACCACCTATGTTGTTCAGTCCTGCCCATGCAGTGTTGGCTGAGTCAATGTTGTTGGGGTTCAAGATACCAGCCACTAAGAATCTACCTGCAGTGATGTTGAGTGTGAGGTTGACCAGGGTCAACTGTGCTCGATTTATAAGATCTTTTACGCCCAGATCACCAATTACACCATTGCTGACACTGGGGCTGAGACGCATGACAAACGCCACTTGTTGTGCGCCTACCAGAGCAGGGAGGCCATAGTTGGTACGGTTGAATTGGAAGCTGTAGCCTTCGTCACCATCAAAATTGCCGTCCATGATAATGGCTGAACCCCAGTGATTTACCAAGGGAGTACAGGTATTGCTGATCAAAATCACACCAGTGTTGATCACATGGCTCACAGCAGCCGAACTGGTGTAACTGCGAATTTGCCCTTCTTGCCATTGAGTAAATGTAGCAGCTCGTGTGCATCCAGTTAGATTGTTGCCTGTTTTGCCAGAATACTTTATAACTTCACTGTCAATCATCACAAACACTGGATAAGTCACCGACGCTGCTGGATAATCTGTGGCGTCTACCAGAGTGATTGTGGTCTGACTGGCGTCAATGGCACTGGCAAGACTGCTGTTGGGTGTTTCATTGATGGCTTCATAACGTGCTGGCAAGTTACCTGAACGCATGAATGCTTCGTTGTTCAAGTTGTTGTTGGGTCTACGATGTGCATGAATAAATCTACCATCTTGACCGCGTACCATCCAGGTCACATAACCTGCACCGTACCATGAGTATTCAATACCCAACATCTGCATTTTGGTGGCGTTGATGGTGTAGCCTGATTGACCTGTTCCGTCCATTTTGTCGATGTTAAAGTCGGGTTGTCTCACACGCAATTCAGTGCGCAAACACATTTTTACACGAGTTTGGTTAGTGACTCCGCGGAACGGAGGGATCACTGTCATTCTGTTGTTGTTCAAGATGCTGGTCACATAGTGTGACATGCCTTTGATTGTGACCAAATCTCCAGTGTTGACTTGATCTTCAAATCTACAAGTTCCATCTCCTGTGACCAGGTTGCTTCCCACACCCACGCTGACCAAGCCAGCCAACTGATTGGTTGAAGTACGCAACACTGTGTTCAGGCTCTGTCCGTCATGTTCCCAAAACATTCCGTTTTGGTCGTCAAACATGCCGGCACGGATACTGGCACCATGCCAGCCTGACACGTTGATTCTTGG